CACAATTACTGCCTCATCTGGAGCAGAATCTTTTGCTCTGCGTGCAGGAAATAACATCAGTTTAAGTAAGATTTCTGGACAAAACATTTATGTCATAAATTCCACGGGAGGAAGCACTTCTGGTCTGACAAGAATTGCCTTTAGCGATGTCGAAAATGCTGTATATAATAATCCACAAACTTTACAATTTTCATATTTGTCTTTGAATGCTCCAATTGGATTCGGTACAACAGGTGCATATAGAAATATAGAATTTGTTCCAAGTTTTAATGATGGTATTGTTGTCGCAAATGTAGATTTGGCTTTAATGCCTCAACACTCTGTGAAAATAGCGAGTAATACATCAACTACTAGAAACAATTCCACTGGTTTTGCAGCGGCAAATTATGTGTTAGGACAAAACGAAGTTCTTACTAGACTGGCTGGTGTAAATTCTTTATCTGGTTCTTTAGTAAACAATCTGTTAAATCAATCAACTGGCGGTATTCCGTATATTACTCAATTTGGTAATGCTACAACTACAATTACTCCAAATAACGGAACAAATACTCTGAGATTAAGAGCAGGAACAAATGTTACAATAAACACCCCCACTTATGATACAAGTACAATAAATTACACCATAAACAGTCAAACAGTTCTGTCTACAGATCCTTCTCCTACACTTGGTGGAGATTTAGATGTAAACAATTTTTACTTTACATATACTAGTACAGCAGATGTATTTTCGCCTGTTCTTAAATTAACTCAAACTTATATCAGCGCCGCATCTTTATTTAATTTCTTAATAACACACGGCGATTCGGCTTCTACTATTACTCTAGAAAGATTTGCTGGTAGTACTACAACAAGAGATCTTACAATAGCAGGATTTGGTTCTAGTTCGGGTGTGATTATTAATAGAATAAAATCCTCCACTGCTTCGACACCCATAGAACTTGCTTCAGCGAGTACTGCTAGTGGTACAAGCAGCAGTAGACATATTATTTTAAGTTCTGCTGCTTCTGAAGTTTTGGTAGGAGCCCCGCAAGCGTCATCAAGCAGTAAAACACTTGTGTTTGTTTCTTCTGCTGGTAGTGTGGCCACTAATTCTGCAAATATTAGATGTCGTTTCTATAATGGTGCTTCACCATCTCCCACATTAATAGGTGATTTGGTTTTTGCGGCTGCTGGAACCACCGTGGGTATAGGTACAACATGCGCGGGTAATATGATTTTGTGCGCTAATGGAGGATCAATTACTGCCGGGCAAGGACTTCCCAACGCTGGTAATGCTAGTATTCAGTTTAATTCCGATTTGCTGATGAGTGGAAAGAACATCAGAGCGGTAAATAATAACATCACCATAGATACATTCACTAACGATTTTACTGGCGCTTTAGTGGTAAAAGCGACAAATAAGTCTGGATTCCATAGAGTAAAGAGCGGCACTAGAAACGATGGTACTACGACAGAAATAGACAGATTATCTACATCGAGTGCCACAGAAAAAGCAAACAAATATATGTTGTATATGCAAGATACTGGTACATCTTCAACTTGTGCTATAGTAGAATTTACAGTATTGGCAAACAACTCCACATATGCTTTGAAAATAAACAGCATCATAAAAAACGGAATTGGAGAAACTACTTTTGTAGAATTAAAGACAAGCACATCCCTCACTGGATCACCTGTAGATGAGACAGGTTTTGATCCCACTCCCGTTCCCGGCGTGAGTTGCGGTTCATTTAGCACTACAGCAGACTTAAGCGTAGTAATTGATCCCTGCCTGAGCGGAACCTTTAATTACACCCTATATAAGATGTCGATACAAGCATAACGACAAAGGAGAATTTATAATGAAGGTGAGTTTATTTGAAATCTATTCGTCTGTTTCGGTTCTTAACAAATTAGTAGAGTTGCCTCTTCCTGCAAGATCTTCTTACAAATTTGTTAAAATTATGAAAAAGTTCAACGATGAACTGAAGACTCTGGAAGACGAACGACAGAAGTTGATCGTAAAATACGGTCAAGAAGTAAACGGAAACTATACTGTTTCTGAGGAAAACAGAGAGCAATTTGTCAAGGAGTTCACAGAACTTATGGAAACACAACTTGAGGTAGATTGGGATCCTATTTCCATCGACTCTCTAGGTTCAGTTGAATTGTCTGTAGCAGAAATTACAAAAATTCAATTCCTGTTTAGGGACTAATTTTTTGTATTCTCCTTGAAGTATAAATATTACTAAAGGAGATCAAATGGCAAAACCACAGACAAGAGAGGAACTCAAACAATACTGTCTTCGCAGATTGGGATTTCCTGTAATCGAAATAAACATAGATGATGCACAAATAGAAGATCGTATAGACGATGCTCTTCAGTTTTTTGCAGAATATCATTTCGATGGTGTGGAAAGATGCTATTTGAGCAAACAAGTCACTCAAACTGATATTGATAATAAGTACATAGACTTGACTCAACCAACGCCGGCAGACGCCACATACAATATTGTGGCTGCTCCGGCGTTGGATCCTGAAGGCAAGAACATTATCAGCGTCATTCGTTGTTTTCAGTTGTTTGATACTCTTGGTGGTACTGGTATGTTTGATGCTCGCTACCAGATCGCTCTAAACGATCTGTACGGACTCAGAACAAACACATACAGCGATTCATTAATAACCTACAATTACACTCGTTCACATATGCAACTTCTTCAGGACATGTTGACACCAGAAAAGGCTGTAAATTTTAGTAGAGTTACTAATAGAATATATTTGGATATGGATTGGAAAACTCATGCTGTTGTAGGAAACTATCTTGTTTTTGAAGCGTATAGGATTCTAGATCCAAATCTATATGGAGAAATATTCAACGATAGACTTCTAAAAGAATACTGCACCGCAAGAATTCAAGAGCAGTGGGGAATGAATCTATCTAAATTCAATAATGTTTCTTTGCCTGGTGGTGTAACTCTAAATGGTGGTGAAATACTACAATCGGCAAGACAACAGATAGAAACACTGGAACAGCAAGTACAGAATAAATATGAACTTCCACCTAATTTCTTTGTTGGATAAACATGGCAGTAAATCCTTACTTTAACAACAACAAATATTCTCCAACTCAGGATTTGATCGAAAATCTCATGATAGAGTCGATCAAAAACAAAGGAGTGGATGTTTATTACATTCCCAGACGCTTTAGAAACTTGGATCAAGTTTTCGGTGAAGATGTTCTTTCTTATTTTACTGAATCTTTTCCAATAGAAATGTATCTGGAGACATTTAATGGCTTTGAAGGAGAAAGAGAAATAGTTTCCAAATTTGGTATAGAAATAAGAGATAATATGTCTCTTTTGGTTTCCAAGAAAAGATTCGAACAAGAGTCAGCAAAAGCACCAACTATGTCGGACAGACCTATTCCGTTGGATGCTCCTATGATGGGAGATTTGATATATTTTCCAATATCAAAAGGTCTATTTGAAATTAAATATGTTGACAACAAGCAAGTTTTCTTTCAAGGCGGAAAACTCTACACATACCGTCTAGATTGTGAACTCTTCAAGTATTCCTACGAACAACTCAATACTGGTAATTCTGATATTGACGACATCGAAGATGGAATAGTGGATGGAATAGACGAAGATGGTGATGGTGATATAGATGCAATACAGGATGGTAAGAATATAAGTGACAATCTAAATCTTCAAAATGAAGGAAGCAATTTGTTGGATTTTACGGATATAGATCCTTTCTCAGAAGGTAATTACTGATGTTTACTGAATTTTACCACGGCCTTATAAGAAAAACAGTCATAGCATTTGGCACTATGTTCAATCAGATCTATGTAAATAGAGATGATGGAAGCGGTAATAAACAAAGAATAAAGGTTCCTTTGACATATTCAACGAAGGAAAAATTCATAAATCGTTTGTCTACAAGTCTTTCTGATCTTAACAACCAATCTACGCAAATAACTCTTCCAAGAATGTCATTTGCAATAAGTTCAATATTGTATGATGCAGAAAGAAAAAAGAACAGCATACACAGAAGATATAAAGAAACTGTTGCTACTTCTGGAGATGTTGAGTTTTCCTATCATCACAGCACAGTTCCCTATAATATAGATTTTACTCTTTCTTGCTATGTGAGAAATATGGACGATGGACTTCAGATTGTTGAACAAATACTTCCATTCTTTACTCCAGAATTTACAATAACCATAAAGCCTGGTGTGCTTTCTGATTCGGCCGAAAAACTGGATATTCCTTTGGTTTTGAATCAAGTTTCTACTGAAGAAGCAGTCGAAGGTGCTTTACTCACAGAAAACACCAGATTTATAGTTTGGGATCTTACATTTACCGCAAAAACCAACATATATGGTCCTGTCAAATCTCACAAACTCATCAAGCAAGTGGAAGCATCTATATTTGGGTTTGATGATAATCAAATCTAGGAGATAAAATGCCTGATTATTCTAACAGAATAGTAAAAATAACAATATATCCTGTTGTATATGAAAAAGATACAAATGATGATTTTGTTTTAGACAGCAACGACGATAAGATAATTCAAAAAGAAAAAGAGCAGATTTTGTCCACAGACAACTACGCATTCGTTGTCAATAAAGAACTACTCAATCACGGAGAGCATAGGTTCGACACCGAAAGATTGAATTGAGGATAATGTATGAGCGATATTAATGATAATATGGAAAAGATTTTTAATCTAGAACCGATTACAGTTCCTAGCACCGTTTCCGATATTCTTACCGTCAAAGAGGTGAAGGTGGATAAAGAGGATCTGGACAAGGATTATACCACTGTAAGAGAGAACCTGAAAGACATAGTTAAAAGAGGAAACGAAGCAATTGATGGTATTATGCTGGTTGCTTCTGAAACCCAATCGCCCAGAGCATATGAAGTAGTTGCAACTTTGATTAAAAGTGTGTCTGACGCAAATAAAGATTTGCTGGATCTTCACAAGAAGATAAAAGAAATAAAGAAAACAGAAATAGATGCTTCTACGACTAATGTCACCAACAATTCTTTGTTTATTGGAAGCACATCGGAACTACAAAAACTACTTAAAGGCAAATCGAGAGAGATAGACGAAACGAGCATAGCAGATGAGTAATTCTTATCTCGGAAACGATAATCTAAAAGCAGCAGGAGTCAAGGTAAACTTCACTCCAGAGCAAGTAGAAGAATATGTAAAATGTTCTCAAGATCCTGTATACTTCATAAGAAAGTACATAAAAATTATCAATCTCGACAAGGGTTTGGTAAACTTCAATATGTACAAGTTTCAGGAAAATATGGTCAACACCATACACAACAACAGATTTACCATAGCAAAACTTCCTCGTCAGTCTGGTAAATCGACCACTGTTGTTTCATATATCCTACATTACATCTTGTTCAATCCAGAAGTAAATGTGGCAATTTTGGCACATAAGCAGGAAATTGCTCGTGAATTATTAAGCAAACTAAAAGTCGCTTACGAATATTTACCAAAATGGTTACAGCAGGGAGTAGTAGAATGGAACAAAGGG